TTCTTTCTTAAAACTTAATTTTACCGTTCCATCTCCTAATTATTCTCTGCTTATGATATCGTTTTCTGGTACGTTTTATCTCTATATGATTGCGTTATTACCTTCGTTCGGGTCAAAGAAAGTTGCTAATGAGTTGTTATTGATCATGGTGTCTAAATAAGAACTGTAGCATGGGATTGTTAGTTTTATGTGGTATTTTATGTATATTTGTCCCAGTTCTTCCACTGCGGACGTGTTTGTGGTATACACCAATATGTTACCTGCTTTGTAATCGTTGATTGATGTTCCTTGCTTCTCTAATCCTGTATTGTAGAACTTTCGTAATCTTGACGTGTCTACTCTGAGCGTATGTCTACCGAATACGTTTCCTGATACAGTTCCATACATAGAAGCTAACGTGTAAGGGTTAACTTATTCATCGGTGTCTGCTGGGTCGTAATCGTACGCCAAATAAATCATGCCTGCTGTGGTGGTTGGACATGATGGTACATATTCTACTTCCATACTCAGGATGGAATATCTCTCGTAACTCCAGGATAATTGTGACAACCAAGGAAACAATTCTTGGTTCGTAACGTGAACTTGATAAAGATATGGTCTACCTACTGACACATTTGCTTCCACCAACTCTCTATGTTAGATTTGGAATGGCTTATCTCTTTGCTAGTTTTGTATGCTGTAATTTCTTGCTAACGGTACGACAGTTGCTCTTATCTGCTGATTGCCTCTTAAGAACTAGTTTTATCTAGGCTTTGGCTTGCTTCTTTTATTATTCCTAAGCTTCTACTTAGGTTATTGTTGTTATTTTCCTCTTTTTGCATTCATTAGAATTAACTTGGTTAGTTTTATATGAATGTTTACTCTCTCCCACTCCGTTCACCATGGGGTTACCTTATTCCACATAAATCAAGAAGTTGTATATGCTGACTCCGCACTTGTAATTGATTTAGTTTTCGCAACTGTATGTCTGATCTTCTGTCTCTAGTGGGTACTTGTTATACTTGGCTATTGCTATGTTGCTTTTCACTGATTCTTTGTACTGGCTATTTTCTACTCTCTATAGACATATCTGCTCTATTAGTCTGCTAGCTTTTTCACTTTTCACTCATCTATAGATGGCCATTGCATGTATCCCGGGATTGTTTAATATTATTTGATTGCTCTTATTATAATACATCTTAGTGGTCAATATCTTGCTATAATCTCTCCAGCACTTTCCTTATAACACCCACTTTGAACAGAAGTCATATTAATCATGTTCGTTTACTAGTACTTCTTTCACGCACTGCCCTAGTCCTACCTTCTGCTTGGCACTCTTATCTCTGGAAGTGCATGCTAGTAATTAAGCGCTTATGTCTAGTTCATGCCATACTACTAGATCATCACCGGCAGCCCAAATAAAATGTCTATAATCATCTAGGTTTGACTTGTACAAATAGTACGAAGCATAACATAGTGACGCGCTAGTATTGTAGTAAGTGGTAAAAGGATGTCCACTAAATGTCATGCCTGTGATCTGGTAGTACATGTAGTTATTCCATGGCTCAGCTATATTATGAATGGTTCTCCTAAACTCTTTTGCTATGTGGTCGGGCCATTATTCTCCGTTGAGTCCTGGCATTTCTACAAATAGTAAACTAGTGTGATCAGTAGCTACTTTCCTAAACGATCTTCTGAGTGACTCTATGTCTACCACGTTATTCTAAAACCATGCATTTTCTCTCAGTTAGTCAAATACCAGGTTTATCAACTCTTCCGTTATAGGATCTACTCCGCTCTATCTCAATTATGTGTGTTGGGTGCTCTCGAATGCTGACCCATCTATGCTGTGAGACTTGTAGTCTGATCTAACATTGTCTGTAAATATCTTCTACAATTAGTCTTTGGTGTATCCTTGTATGAAACCTGGCAAGCTCTATTTCAATATTGGCCAGAATAAGGTCTGTAATATAGTCAACAGTCCACAGTAATCTTCGCTCGGATTACATATTGTTCTTGGTCTTTCATCTACATTGAGTACTTATGTGCCTTAGAGATTATTTTCTTCTGTAGTGTACACTTCTCCTCCTTTTATGTTCATCGTGAAAGTTCC